GACATGATTCCCCGCAAGTCGTTTTTCTATGTTCGTGGCGTGACGAAGGCTCCCTTCTGCGAGCGGGTGGGTGAGGTGCAGGTGGGGGACAGGGTAAGATTTGTGCCGGAGCCTACTAACCAGTTTGACCCCAACGCCATCAAAGTGGAGACCCGCCGGCCGGACGGAGGGTGGCTGCACGTAGGCTACTACCCTCGGGAGCTTTGTGAGTATATGCTTCAGGTGGCCCCCCAAGTCGTTGGAGTAGTTACAGAGTCAGACGGCAAGGGTTTGCGGGTGGATTTCGAGAACCCCACTGAATGCGAGATCCCGCGCCAGAGCAGTGTAGACCCAGCAAAAAAGCCAGGAGGCGACCATGCCGCTACTGATAGGGGCGAGGTCGAGGAGCCGTTGGGGATATAACATAGTCTCTCAGGTTCCGGGGCTGGCGGTGGTGGGGAGGATGTCTCCAGAGGCGAAGAGTGGACAGTTCATTGAGCGCCTAAGCGACAACCCAACGATTCTGGATTCTATCTACTGCCCCCGTTCTTATCGCTGGCTGGAGGCCTTGAGGTATTATCGGCCGGACTATGCCTTGGCTCCTACGGTGGGGGCCCCCGAGGTGTGGGAGACGCTAAGGCCTTTCTGCAAAGAGGCCCAGTATATTTGCGGTCGTGAGGTTGTTGTCCCCGTATTCGACCCGCAGTTGGTGGAGAAGGTGGCTCAGGAGGGCTATGCGGTAGCCATCTACAAGACACCCACCCCTCTTCCGCCTTGGGTCTATACGAAAGCGGGGGCGAGGGTGTGGGTGGTGGGGGGAGACCCTATGGAGCAGTGGCACCGCTATGCAGAGTTATCCCTCATGGGGGTTAGTGTGGTTGCGGTGATCCTCTCCCACTACTGGGAGGGTTTGGCACAGGTGGGGTATGCTTACCGAGGTTCCCCCTATAGAAAGGTTGAGGTGGGGAGGGACAACTGCCGGCAGGTGGCTATTCAGAGCTTGGAAGCCCTTTGTGGGTTTTGGGAAAAGGTGGGGAGAGCGGTGGCGGGGGAGACGCTCCTGTGAATCTCCAGACGGATTCTTCGGGGGTGCAGCTAAACATAGCTAGGGGCAAAGACCCATACTATCCAGCTTGGCCTCCCGTGACTCGTTTGGCGGACGGTTCTGTGGGATGTGCCCTGCAGGGGTTGGATCGTGTGAGGCAGGCTTTAGGGACGAACGACCGTAAGGCCTTGTGGGCGGATTCCGAAGATGTGGCATGGTATTCGGGGTTGAGCTACACCGTTGTCCACCTCAGGCTGTTGGCAAGGCTTAGGGGTGTGAGGGAGGCTTGGCCTTGGTCGGAAGTGCGCCGAGGACCTCAAGCCTTCCTTCCGCAGTTGGTGAAGGAGTGGCTGTGGGTGCCACGCCGCACAGGTAGGGAGCTTTTGGGGCAGGCCCAAAGCTCCCTTATGGAGGCCATTAGCGCTGGGTGGATTCGTACCTCATATTGTGTATTTCGGGGGTACTCAAAGTACGAGGGGAAGAGGCGCACTTGCCTCTATTTGCCCGATGTGTTGCGCCGTAAGCAGTTGGTTATGCTGAGGGAGTTGTTTGGGCGTAGATTTGGCGCCGCTAAACTTGAGGTGCTTAGAGACATCCCCGTTGAGACCTTGTTGAGGATCAAGGCGGGCAAGTTACTTCCTTCGGAGTGGAGCGAAGAGTGGGAAAGTCAAGCGACACGTTCGACGAACAGGAGTGGGTAGAGAGCCAGCGCGACCAGTGCTTGTCTGTGATTGGCGAGATTTGGGAGGCTATGGAGGCTCTGCGGCAACTGCCGGAGACAGAGCGCGAAGCGGTGCAGATGGTAGCCTTGGAGGGGATTGAGGCGCTGCTTCCTACGGTGTCCTCGTTGGCTCCTCCCGGCATGACCCGCGATCAGTGCGTGGCCGCTATGATGCTGGGGCGGGGGTTGACCTCCTCGGAGGTGGCTGAGAGTTTAGAGATAGAAAACGCCCAAGCTTGTGTACTTCACTGGATGACCCAGAGGCCGTTTCGTCGCCTGGTGCAGCATTGGCGCCACGTGACGATGCATGACCAGTTTGGGAAGGTTATGCGAGACTTGGATAGGCTGTCAGCCTCTAACCTCAGGGCAGATGTGGCCCTCAAGGTTGCAAGGCTGCGGTGGGAGATTTCTCAGGCCCCTGGGGGGAGAGAATTGGCGGAGGCCCAGTTGGGACTTAAAGCCAAACAAGTGGCCCTACAGGAGAACGTGGTTCAGGGGAGAGGGGCTTATCAGCGCCCAACTTGGCGAGAGCAAGACGCCAGCCGTGCTGAGATTGTAGACGCGGATTTCGAGCCCGTACCGGGGCTGGATGAGCCCAAGGATTTGTAGCGACGTGGATATTCTTCTGCTTGGCGGGAACAACTACTTGAACATGCTGCAGCAGTGTGGTTTGGCCTTGCGCGAGGCAGGCAACCGCGTGTGGAGCATTCCGTACTGGAACAACGTGTGGCTCTTGGGGGAGGTGGGTAAACTTCCGAGACGTGTATGTACCAGACGCGGGGGGTTTCTATCTATCGGACGACAACTTGGGGACACGTGAAATCTATGGAGACACGGTAGCCTACTACACTTCGCTGGAGGAAGCGGCGGACAAGGTGGCCTACTACTTAGCCCACGAGGACGAGCGTAAAGAAATGGCGGAGGCCTCTCAGGTTATCGCCCAGCGGACCTTTGGGTTGGGGCCTGCGGGGAAGATGATGACTGAAGCTCTAGAGTCACTCAAACAGGAGTTGGGCAAGTGACCTCCATCAACCTGAGGGTGCGGCGCACCATTGGGCTAGGCGATCAGATTTCTGCCTTAGGGGCCATTCATGGCTGGCAGCAGGGAAGGGTCAACGAAGAGGCATTATTCGAAGGCAACGACGACCTGTTTGTGCTGTCTGGTCTCAGCCCCCAAGAACCTTACCAGTACGCCCGTGGGGCCAACTATGTGAACTTGGATGAGGCCGACCCCCAGCATGCGGGGGATCGCGCGCAACACTATGCGGACTTGATGGGTTCACCGCGAGCATTATTCCCCCTACCTTGGCCCACGGCGAGGACGGCCACCAAGCACGGGAGGATTGTCTTCGCGCCTTGGTGTAAAGGGCGGGCCCTTACGCGGAGCCTATCTGAGGCAGTCATTGCGGAGGTGGCCCAGAAAACTGACTGTCTGCTGGTTCACCATGAGCAATCTTCTCGGCGGTTCGAAGGCTGCGTTGACTTGCAGGGGCGGGTGACAACGTTGCCGGCGCTGTTGGAGTGTGTGGCGGGTTCCCGAGGGGTTATTGCGATTGATTCAGGGATAGCCTACTTCGCCGCCAGTTTGGGAATCCCTACGGTTATTCTCTACACACATTTTCAGGGTCACAGTGAGTCTTACACCAGCTTGCCTTGGGTGAAGGCTTTTCACTCCCCCCACTGTGCCAAGCCCTGTGGTGATTTTGCTTGGCCCAACTGCCCCTGCTGGGGTACGGAGAGGTTTGCTTCTTGTAGCCAGCGAATTACAGCGGAGGAGATACTATCATGCGCATTTTCTTCGTAGTACCATTTGCTGGTGTAGGGGGAGGGGAAACCCAGACGAGAATATTGGCGGAGGGGATGTTGGCTCGCGGGGTAGAGGTGGCCTTCATCTTTCGTGGAGGCTCCCCCTATGGAGAGGGGTTGGCCGATTGGAGCAAGTCTCGTGGGGTGTATGTGGGGGGACCCTACGAGGACAGCAAAGAGTTCCGTAGGCAGTGCATAGCTTGGGCTGGTTCGTGGTCTCCCGACTGGATACTGACGCATGACTGTGAGCGGGAGTTGTCGGCTCTGCAAGCCTGCTACAAGATACCAACACTGTGGCAGCAGCATACAGTGTTTCCTGCCCGCGTGGATCAGGCGTCTAGGGTGAAGGCCACGAAGATCGTTTGCGTCTCTCGTGCGAACCGTAGGGTGCTGGTGGAGAAGTACCCCTTTTTGAGTCCACGCACGGTGGCGATCTCCAACGGGGTTCCTCTCACCTTTGGCTTCGGGGTGGAAAGCCGACGCGAGGAATGGGGCATAGCCTCTGAGGGGCCGGTGGCGGCTTGGGTGGGCAGGTTTGACGAAGCTAAGGGTACGGACTTGGTGGCGAAGGCGGTGCGGGACTGCGGCGTTGTGGGGATAATCGGGGGACGTGGCGACGGCATGAGGTACACGCAGAGGGTGTTGCGGATCCAAAGTAAGCCAGAGAGGATCAGGTACTTTACCGAAGGCGTGGATTCTGCGGAGGTGTTTGCTTCTTGCGACTTTGCGGTTCTCCCTACGCGAGCAGAGGGTGGGGTGTTTTACTCCTGTATGGAAGCTATGGTGATGGGGAAGCCAGTTATTACGACGCGGGTGGCTGACCTTCCGGAGGTGTTCGAGGACGGGCGCGACCTTCTTTTTTGCGACTACAACGCAGAAAGCGTGAAACAGGCGATGCTACGTGCAGTGGAGTTGGGAGAGGTTGGGCGCCGGCGTATGGGGCTGGCCGCTCGCCGAAAGATATACGAACACTACAACGAGGACGCGATGGTGGAGAAGTACTTGGAGGTGATGTCCTGATGCGGCTGGGCATCAGTAGTTGTGGGGCCAGCACCAACTTTGGGGACGTGCTTATCCCCCAGTTGGTGCGCTGGTATCTGGGAGTAAGAGTCCCCGACTTGGAAGTCGTCGAGTACTCGTGGGTAGAGGGGGGACCTGAGTACGGGATGCGGGACATCGGCGACCGTATGGAGGAGATTGACGCGCTACTGCTATTGGGGGGGAGCTTGGTCTTTGAGGACGCTTTACTGGGGACCTTCAGGGGCGGGTGGTTGGAGTCATTTGACAAGCCCCTCATCGTTTGGGGCGGAGTCCAGTGGAGGGACAAGTTGAGTCCTGAGGCTGCCGCACTTAGGCAGGCTATGGTGGAACGTGCAGACCTGCTACTGTGGAGATTCCCTGAGGACATTGAACTGGGAGGGGGCGGGCAAGGTCAACTGGGAGGAGACCCTCTGCTGCTTACTCCTCGGCGTCAGATGTGTGAGGGGAAGATTACGCTTAGTTTAGGCAGTGCTGTGTTCAAGGACGAGCTTCGACCCTTGGAGGAGACGGCCGCTTGGGCCTTTCAGAAGTTCCCCTTGGCGGTGATGGCTGAGTGTACCAGTAGCGGAAGCAATGAGGTTGAGTTTCCTGAAGGCATGCCTCAATACGGCTTGATTTCTCATGTGCTATATCACTGTAGCACGGCGCAGTATATGGGCTCTACCAGGCTGCACCCTTTGGTTTGCCACATAGCCCAAGGGAGACCGGGGGCTGCACTGGATCGTAGTGGGAAACTGCGGGGGCTACTGTCCGCGGTAGGCTGCGAGGCCCTGTGGACAGACAACCCAGACAGCTTTCGTTCCTGCCTGGAGGCTTCGGTGGATGGGTGGGATGAGTTCTCTTCCCACGTAGCGGAGAACTTGCCCGCGCTGCAGGAGGCTACGCGAAACGCGCTGGAACAAATCGCGAAGATTTGCGTTGAGGATTGACAAAAGTCTTCATTTGTGGTATAATGTAGAGTGCACGTGCGAGGAGACACTTGATTCCCTACACCGAAGGCCGTTTGCTTGTTCCGACCCCCGATGACCGCGGTGTGATTCCTGACGCTTGGCTGGAGTCTTGGGGTCACGTGCTGCTGCCTGCCTGTTGGACTGAGGAGCGCTGGGCGGAGACTTGTAAGGAGGACAAGCGGTTCGCCTACCAATGCGTAGCCAGTCTGCCATTTTACTTCTGGCATATCCACATGCCGTGGAAGAGTTTGCAGGAGATGGGCTGGGACAAGGCTACCCTTGACCGCACTTACCCCAACGGGATGCCTGAGTTTTGGCGGGACTCTCTGCGGGCAGTACAGGCCTCCCTGCCTTACGAGTTGTTGGCTACAGAGCGCAAACCCACCCACAGCAACATTTGGCGATTGGGGTGGTGTGAGCCTACGGGGCATGGAAAGTCCATGCGGTTCATGGAAGGGTTGCCTTCGTATCTCATCGGCATCAATCCTTCGGTGACGATTCTGGCAGTGACCTCGACCTCCGATGTGGGGGGCAGATATATTACCTCGGCCAAGGACCAGATTACCCGCAATGAGCGTTACCAGTGGCTGTTTGGGTATCTCCATGATGAGAACACCTCAGGGGAGAGGCGTGTGTGGCGTACTGACGCCATCGAGGTAGAAAGGCCCCTGTCTCGTGCGGCACACACGTTGGAGACTGTAGGCTACCTTTGCGAGATTGAGGGGGAGCGCTTCGACGTAGGGTTGGGGGACGACATTGCAACCCTCGACAACTGCCGTACCCCAGCCGCTCGTGAGCAGATGTGGAATTGGTGGACGGGGGTGTTTATCCGCAGGCTGAACGCTGACCGCCGCTTTTGCTTCTACTCCGGTAGCCCTAAGTGGGCTAGAGACATAACCGACCGCATCAAGGAAGAGGCGGCGACAAAGGGAACTTGGCTCTACCGGGAGACACCGGCTATCTTAGAGGGTACGTGGCCTCCTCCCCGTAAAGACCCCACACGGGACTACTCGGTGGACAATATCGAGATTCCCACGGATTGCAAGGTTCTTTGGCCGGAGTTTTGGCCTATTGAGAGGCTGGTTGAGGACTTCGTTGAGTCTCCTCATAGTTTTGCTCGGACGCGGTTGCTGGTCCATCTGGACGAGGAGACCAAATGGTTTAGCCGGGCGGTTATCAACGACATCTCCGCCGATGGGGGGGTGCGAAGCGACGGGACGACCCCCAAGCCCTTACTTTCGCGCTGGCCGGAGGACGTGGGCGTCCCGCGTCCAGGAACGGGCCTCTACGAGCAATACTGTGCTGCTGGGCTAAACCCCGAACTGTTTAGGTTGGTTATGTCCATTGACCTGGCGGCCGACGAACCCTCGAAGAACTATACCGATCCTGACTACACGGTATTTCAACTTTGGGGGATGCACCGTGAGACGTTCATTCGGGTGCTGCTTAACCAGAGGCGCTTCCGTTATCGCGACCCAGCGAAGATTCAGCAAGTGATGCGGACGTTCGTGGGGGCTTACCACCCCAGCAAAATTATCTGCGAGGCCCTCTCCTTGGACAAGCTCTTTGCACGGGGACTTCCGCAGGTGTTGGGGGAGCCGGTGAGTTTGTCCAGCCCACGGGGTATCCGCACAGAGATGATCGAGCGGGTTAGGGACTTGGCGGACAACGGCCTTATTCTAGTTCCATTTGCCCGTGACACTTTCTCCGGCAACACCGCTCGCAACTACAATACGAGGCAAGTGATGGCACCCTTCTTAGATGAACTGGAGAACTATGGGGCTAGGGGTCACGACGATACGCTGCTGTGTGCTGCCCACGCTTTGTGGGACATCCGCGGAGGGGACAGCAATCTGAAGCTGAAGGTATTGAGGCCCGAACTCAAGACCGCCTCGAGTCGTGACATTCCCACCATTCGCACCTTACGCCGCCGGCGCCGAGCAGGAACAGAAGCTGAGTTGGATGGTATGGAGCGTCGGCTGAGTCGCTTGTATCAAGACTTGGGGACACTTAAGGCTCAGGCACACGCGACAGGAACTCCCATACTTCCTCCTGAGACGGGGGAAGAGGAGGGCATAGAGCCATGAGGGTTTTAGCCGCTAAAGATGGGCCGGTGGGGATAAAGGTTAGCCGCGTCTCTTCGGGGGCCTCCGATAGGGTTGTACTAGGTTTGGGGTCGCGTATGTTAGGGAGGGGCCACGGATCGGAGCAACTGCCTTGGACTAGGCAGGACCAGGCCACTTGGGGCATGTTCAACGTAGAGGTCCCTCCAGTGAGTCTAGAGGGGCTGGAGGACCTTTCACACAACGAGCCCATGCATTACGCCTGTATCGAAGCTAAGGCACATGCGGTGGGGGGGCAAGGCTATCGTATTCGGCCCGCCAGCGAGTTGGTGTTGAGCGAACCTACGGTGGCGCAGTTTAGGCCTAGAGAGGAGGAACCCGACGAACTTCAGAGGGACGCGGTTTTGGCCTTTCTCGAATCATCCTTACCGGACTTTTCCTTTAGCGAGACCTTGATCGAGACCCACCGCGACGTGGAGGCTTTGGGGCAGGGATTCATCGAGGTAGTCCGTGCCTTGGATGAGGGGGCTCTACCAAAGGCCCTCTACCCCTGTAAGGCGATCAGCATGAGGATTTTGGCAGACAACACGGGGTATGTCCAGAGCCGCGGGGGTCAGTATCGCGTCTACTCAAAGTATAAGGCTAAGGGTCCGAGGTATTTCAAGGTGGAGCAGGGAGGAAAGTATAGTTGGCAGGATTCCGACCTCGAAGAGCAAAGCGGGTTCCGTTTGCATATAGGGGGTTGGACGGAAAGGGGGTCCAAGGAGTTTGTCCCCGGCGAGGCCCTCGACGTGCTGGGGATGAGGAGTGTGGGGGTGACCTCCCCCGATACTTTGTATGCCACCAACCAGATGATGATGTTCCGCAAGGGGTCTACGCGGGACACCTTGTACGGGACTTCCGATATTGTGGCAGCGCAGGCCGACGCCCTAGGGGCGCAGTATGCTGCGTTGTTCAATCTCGACTACTTCCAGAACAACGCTGTTCCCCGTATGGCTGTGGTGGTGCAGGGTGGGGAGATGAGCGAGGAGGTTGAGGAGAAGTTGGAGTCTTGGTTGGCCGAGCAGTCAGCGGCCAGCGTAGCCAACAGCGTCGTTGTACTGCAGGTGCAGGACGCTAATACCGAGGTTAGATTTGAGAAGCTGGGTACGGTATCTTTGGGGGATACGGACGTAGACAAGTACCGTCAGGGTACTGACGAACACATCCGCTTTGTGCATCGTGTACCTCTGAGCGTCATCGCCGGAGGGGATCAGGGGGCTGCGGATTTCATATTCAACAGCCAGGTGGTGCGGCCGGCGCAGCGCATGTATGAGACGCGGATCAATTACATGCTGCGTGAGGACTTCGGCATTACCGACTGGGTAGTTGACATCATGGTTCCTGACTTGATGGGGGAGCAGCAGAGGGCCACCATCTACGAGATACTGCTGCGTCGTGGCGTGGTTACTATTGACGAGGTACGGGCCGTGTTTGGCCTTGCCGGAATAAAGGGCGGGGACGTGGCCTTTATACTGGTGCCTGGGGCGGGGGCTGTTCCGGTGGAGACGCTGCTGGCCGTAGTGGAAGGCAGGTTGTCGGGGAACGTGGCAGGGTCGGGGATGAAGACGCCTTCGACTGAAGCTCCGGTTTACCAGCCCCCCAAAGAGGTTCAGCAGGCGCTTTCCAAGTTGCGCATTATCCTCAACGAGGATGCTGTGGACATAATCCGCGCGCTCCCTTCCGATCAAGCAGCAGAAATGGAGACAATCTGCGAGACATTGGGGATGTTTGCGGAGACCATCAGCCGAGGTTCAGATTGAACTACACCTCCGCCTTGCGAAAGTTGCTTCGTCACTCCGACAAGTTAGGGGCCTACCTGCGTGGTGTTTCCACATTTCCTCTTGTGAAATAGGCCATAGGGGCTTGACAAACGCACAAAAATGTGGTATAATGTATGGGATAGTTGCAGTTCGGTTGTTGTTTCACCTCCCACTAGACAGTAAACATTTTCTCTGTGAGGCTTTGAGTTAACCATGGCTACCGTAAAGGGCAGGTTTGAGGCGCGGGCCGAGATCAAGGCTCCTCTTGTGCCGGATGGTTACGAGTTTACCATTGTGGCGGCTACTACGCACCCTGTGGATGGGCCTTGGGGGAGGAGTAGGCTCACCTCGGAGGCACTAGCGGGGATGCGGGCTCAGAAGAAGATTCCTCTGTGCCAAGGCGATCATTGGGAGGCTATAGGCAACCCGGAGCGCATCGTTGGGTATGCTACTCCGGTTAATGATGACAACGAAACCGAGTTGTCGGTACGCTGCAAGTTGTACGAGAATGACCCTGGGGCTGTTGGTCTTCGCGAGAAGATGCTTGACGAGCCTGCGTGGTATGGTGCGTCCATAGGGGGCTTTGTAGAGCCGGAGGGTGTGGAACTTGTCCCTATTGACACTCAGGTGGCAGGAGACCCTGAGTTTCCTGAATACGAGAGTATCATCTCCAAGTGCCCCCTGGATCACATTTTGATTTGCCGGGCGGACGCAGCCCTCGACCAGGCTTGTACCGGCGTAGTCCCCGAGGCCCGTTCAGCCCCATTTCCTACGTTGGCTGAGGCTGTGTTCCGAGCAGCTATAGATGTTTACGACCCCGAGTTCAGGGACACCTGGAGCACTGCCTACAAGAACGACTTGCCTGATAGCGCCTTTCTCTTCATTGAACCAGGGGGAGAGAAGGACGATGAGGGGAAGACTACGCCTCGCAGTTTAAGGAAGTTGCCCGTCAAGGACGCAAATGGCAAGTGGGACTGTTCCCACATTCGATCTGCTATAAGCCGGGCTCACCGGATAAAGTTGGCGGATGGCAGCAAAATCAGCAAAGACAAGGGAGACGAACTGATGAAGAAGGCCCAAGACTTGTATGCAGAGCACTGTTCCGAGGACAGGTGTGGCACTACACGAAATGACGAGGATGAGGAGGTAAACGATATGGGACTGGGCGCCCGTGCCTTGCGTGCAGTAGGTCGGTTGCTCCGCAGCGAGGAAACGCCTCCGGCTGCTCCTGAACCCACTGCTGCGGCTCCTCCGGCCGAACCTGTGCCACCTGCCCCCTCTTCCGATCCGGCTCCCGCACCGCCTGCGGCTTCGGCTGCGCCACCGCCGGAACCTTCCCCCGCCCCCCCGGATCCATCCCTTCCGGACTTGGGGAAGTTGCTGGAGGCAGTCAATTCCTTGACGGAAACGGTTACGCCCATGAAGGCTACATTGGAGACCCTTACCGGAGATGTGGCTGCGTTGAAGAATCCTCCGCCGCCTGAAGAGCCTCTCGCTCCTCCTGACCCCGTGGTGGCGGCAGCCCCTCCGCCTGAACCTGAAGAGCCGGAGCCTGGGGTTCCGGCAGATAAGCCTAGCGAAGGGGCCCCCTCTTTAGTGACTTGGACGCAGGAGGACGTGGATAATCTGGTGGAGAACCTGCAGTTGCTGGGGGAACTCAATGAGACTGTCAAGGGGATTGTGAAGGATATAGACGCCCTCAAGGCGGTTTCGACCCGTGCACGTTCTCATCAGCCCCCTCCGGTGCAGGCCGTGTCACCTCCAGACGACGATTTGGATGTGGACGCCGACTACCTCTTCCGTACTCTGTAGTTCTACGACACTTCCCACCTCAAATACCTATTACAACTACCCAGCAGAGCCAACACAGCACGAGAATAAACCTCGGGAGTGTGCCAGCCCGCTGTTGCGGAACGCCGGACACATCCCATCACTGGGTGAGTTAAATTATGGGTATGATTCCGAAGGCAGGTACGCTGATCGGACGGGCTGGTCCCAACATTGGGACAGAGACCCCCAATGCCAGCTCTATGTTGCTGGGCGAGGAGATGACTACCAAGTTTGTCTCCCGCGTGGTAGGCGTAGACGGGATGCTGGCGGTAGCCCGTAAGCAGGTCATCAAGGGGTCGGGGCGCATCCAGCCCATTTTCGACATCGCTGAGGGTCAGATGGTTGGTGGGTTGGGCGAGTGGGAGTCCGTGGATGACGCGGACATGGCAACGACCAACTATACTGACTCTAGGTTGATTCCGCAGCCCTTCGACTTTGCCTGGGACTACAACGCGCTGCTGGCACAGTACAGCGCTGAGGGTCCTGCGCACGAGGGGAACGTGGACACCGCCATGCAGCTCGCCATCAAGAACGAATTCGAGCGCATTGCACTAATGTCCGACACCGCAGGCTCGGACGGGAACTTCGCTCCCGGAAACATGACCACCATTGATGGCTGGTGGGTCAAGGGTCTTACGGGCCACGTGTACGACTACGAGGGTTCCTTCATCAGCCCGGCGATTTTTGAGGGCGCCTTCAAGCGCATGCCCTTCAAGTACCGGAGTGCTCCGGCTCGGAAGGCAAAGATGCGCTTTTGGGTCAATGATGAGGTTGTTATTGACTACCGATCCTTGCTGTCCCGGGTTCCGAACGGCTTGGGGAGCCTTTCTCTGACCCAAGAGAACCAGGTTCAGTTCGCCGGTATTACCCTCACCGAGAATGGCTATATGAGCAAGACGCTCCCCGGTGTGCTGTCTCAGAGTGAGTCGGCTGCGGACTTCACGGGAGTTTTGCTGTGCGAGGACGACAACTTGGTGTTCGGCTTCGGCCCTGAGATGAAGCTGACCAAGACCCCAGACAAGTCTGGTAAGTTCACCACGTACTACTGGTGGGGTTTGGTAGACGTGGGGTACGAGGATGTGGATCGGGTGGTCGCAGTCGCGAACATTGACCCCTCGCTTGATCCTACGCTGCCGGTGTTTGCCGGCCTGTAGGCAGGTCTCCGCATCGCAGGCCCGAACGCCCCTTCGGGCCGACCGTAACTAGCCTGTGGGGAGGGCGCCAGTTCTCCCCACAGGTCACCAACAAGAGACTAGCGCAAGACCAACTGGAGGCAACACGATGAGCAAAGTTTTACATATCCCCGCCGAAGATGGCTACCCCCGTTCGTATGTGGTGAAGTCTCGCTCAGTCTTTAGCACCGTAGAAGGGGCGGGGGGGAAGCCGGTTCGGGTTTATCAAATGCTGGCGTTTGAGGCTGGCAAACCGTTGCGGGTTGACCGCGACGAGGATGTTGAGTACCTACTGAGTCTTCGCGTACCCATCCGTGGGCACAAGGTGCCTCTGTTCGTGGAAGGCATGCCGGCCCCGAAGCGCGCACGGACCCGTATGGAGCAGATGCAGGCCGATCAGCAGCGCATGGCCTTGGAAATCCAGCAGTTGAGGCGGGCATTAAGCCGCGGTGGGGATCAGGCAGAGGACGCAGCCTCTGTCGCTGGAGAGGTTCCCAGTTTGGGCGGGGACGAGGAGGACCTCCCGGTGGAATCCTTCCCTTCGCCTGAGGTTAGGGGTCTTCCGATTACGGCCGAGGGACTTTCGACCCCCGCAGCGGCTACCTCGTCGGTTGGTGTAAATGCTGGGGTTGACGGAGAAGAGGTGCCCCTGTAGCTGAAGCTCGACGGGCGGTGCGTTTGCGCTTGGTGGGTGCCCGCAGCCTTAACATACGACCGGGGCGGGTATCGCGGGAGTACACGTTCATTTCGGGTGAGTGGGTGGAGGTTACAGAGCAGTCTGACCTGACCCATCTTCTCGCCCATCCAATTACGCTGGAAGTAGACCCTCCGTTGTCGGTGGAGAGGTGGGTGCGTTCTACAGGCAAGCGACGTGGTAAGTTCTTTCCCAACTCGGAGGAGCGAACTGGGGTAGCCTTAGGGCCGCAAGGTACGGTGTGCTCTCTCTCCCCTGCCTTGGCCTCCGCTTGTGTGGTGCGGGGGTTCGCCAGCAGCCTACCCTTAGCTGAGTACTTGAGCCAACACCCCACGGCTCGTGTGGTTATAACCCGCGGTGGGGGTTTAGGGGATTTGTTGCTGCTCACCCCCGCGTTGGCTGTGCTGCGTGAAGCCTATCCACAGGCACATCTGACGCTCGCTACGATTCCTGAGCACGTGAGGATTCTGCGGGAAACGGGGCTAGTAGATGAATGTGTAGGGTACTTTGAGGCCTTTGCAAGTGCCCCGTATGATTTCCATTGCGACCTGAACTGGTATGTGGAAAACCACGCGGAGCAGGATAGGCACCGAGTGGATTTGTTTGGGGAAGCGTTAGGTGTAACCTGCACCAGCCATAGACTGTTCGCGGGGGTTAGGGACGACGAGAGGCGTTCCATGGCCGAGAAACTGGGAGAGGTGCCGCTTCCGCTGGTGGGTCTTCAGTATGCCAACCCTTCAGCATATAGGCTCCCCAGCACAGAGAAGTTGTGGCAGGTTGGGGAGGCGCTGCGGGAAGCCGGCCTTTCAGTGGTCCCATTTTCGGCCAACTCTATGGAGGTCTCCGAGCCCCACTTGTGTGGGAAGTTGGCGATAGGGGAGTTGTTTGCGTTCATTGAAAGTTGTTCGGCTGTGGTTGTGGGGGATTCGGGGCCGCTGCACGTAGCCTCGGCAGTGGACACGCCGGCAGTGGGTCTGTTTGGGATGGTAGAGCCGGCTACGCGAGTAACCTCCCCCCTCTGCGTTCCGTTGGTTTCGTCATGTGTCTGCTCCCCTTGTAGGGGCCGTAGGACACCACAATGCCGCACACCTGTTCCTTGTTTGGAGCAGATACCAAATGAGTTGATCGTCCAGTCTGTTTTGGAGGCTATCCGTGTCCCTTCGCATAACGAGGGCTTGTGACCACAACGTAACCTCGGCTTCGGAGCCTCGCTACTGCAGCACCCAAGACGTGCTGGACGAGGTAAACAGCGTCGCGGTGGACGATGAAGGCAACGCCTTGGGGGGTATCTTCCAAAAGGCGGAGCGGGCTAGGTTGCTGGCAGCTTACATTACCGCAGCTCGTCTGTGGGTGGAAAAGAAGGCGGGGCACGACTTCGAGCAACACGACGAGGTTTTGGTGTACCTCGACGGCAGCGGGAGCGACGTACTTGACTTATCCCCCTTAGGCTTTGTGCCTCTGCTTGATGTTGCTGATCTTACCATTGATGGGTACCCACAGACGTTGGATGTGGACTACGGAGCAGACCGTGCAGGCCGACTCTTCCGTGTGAGTTCGACCGGAGCGGCTAGTGGGAAGGCCTACAGCCGGGGGGCTACCTTCCCTTGGGGCAGGCAGAACGTCTCCGCTAAGTTGTCTTGGGGGTACACCGAGTACCCTTCGGATATTGTTCGTGCCCAAGCCATGAAGGTCACAGCCGATTTGTTGCGCAACGCCCAGCGTAGTGACGGGGCGGGGGGTACAGACCTCCCAGGTGGGGTTAGTAGCATTTTGTTCGGCTCCGATCTTAGGGTAGACATGCCGGCGCGGGGGCGCTACGCCGATATGATAGCTGACTTAGAGAAGAGGGCCACCAGCATCTGCTTAGGGTATGCTCTCCCTAAAGTGAGGGGTGCGGGGGTTCGCCGAATAGGGGCGCGCTAGTTATGGTGCCCCGCATGAGCGACCCTATCCGCGTCTACCGCCCGATGAGCCGGCAGGCTCACGACTTGAACATAGTCCTCGATTCATGGGTTGACGTGTATGGCAAGGACGTGTGGGGGAGTATCACCCGCGACGAGGGGGCCTTGGTAGACCTAGACCCAGGGGCACGTGAAGGGCTGCTACGGGTGACGGCGAGGCTGCGTGTTCCTTCGGTTTTGGACATAGCAGAGGGCTACGTCATCCAAAGCAAAAAGGC